GCCCGTAAAGATAGCCGCCAGAAGCGTCCATCACGCCGGCGGTTACGTTGTCTGGGGCTGTCCCTTCTGGATCCGTGTTGTAACCAAGGCCGAGCGAAATACCGGCAGAACTTCCTCCTAAATCCTTGACCGTCTCATAAATGGCTGTGGCGATGGGCGTTACGAGAGTCCCCATATTTGCGTCGGAATCGTGCTTTGTGTACCAGTCCGACCCATGAAACTGTTGCTGTTTATCCGCCGTGCCGCCGGCGCCGATGCTGGCGAAATAATCGCCCTCTGTTTTCGGCCCGCCCCCCTTACCAACAAACTGCGAGATAAATGCAATGGCGGCAATCGCCCATCCAATATAGGGGAGTGCGGTCATTATTCCAGATGCCGCGCCAGTACCCATAGCGGCCCCTGTCGCGCCTTCCGCAATAAGTCCTGTACCTATCGCTTCGCCCATGCCGGCCGCGCCAGTAACAGCGGCTGCTGCCTTTGGCAGCACAAGGCCGGTGCCAAGTGCCTCACCCATGCCGACTGCGCCCACAGCCGTGCCACCCGTACCCAGGACGGCCCCTGTCGCCCCGGTCGCAGCAAGCCCTGTCCCAGCCGATGCGGCGCCCCACCCGAACAAACTGGACGCTTTGTCGTAGGCAGAACTAATATTAGACGCCATGTCTAACAGTCCGCCGCCAGAACTGCCACCGCTGCCGGTCGCGCCGATCGCGTTCCCGACAGAGTTCAACATTGGTGTAACCGTCGCTTGAATGACCATCTTGAACGCGGCGGTTTTAAGTAAATTCTTAACCGAGCCGACAAAATTCTTTCCAGCGTCTTTCCCCCCCTCGAATCCGCGCGTCAGAGAATCGGTCAGGCCGCGCTCAATGTCGTCAGTAAAGCGCTTCCATTCTTCGGCGGATTTCTTTGCTTCGCCAGAAACAACTTGACGGGTAGACGCCTGCCGTTTTAGACCGGAAAGCTCACGCAGCGCTTCGGCCTGCTCGCGCAGATCGGCGGCATAGGAAACATATGCGTCATGCAATTCCCCCGCATAGGCGGCAGCGTTTTCAACGGCGGCGGCAGTGTCATCAATCGCCGCTGCGCGGCTTTCCTCACGCGCAGCGACAAGTTCTTCAAGCTGCGCGGCGGTCTTGCCGATTGTTTCGTTGTGTTCTTTCTGCTTTTCTATTTCGTCCGTAATACGCTGAACTTCTTTTTGTCCGGTGGTGAGAAGGTCGGCCGATGCCTTCGCCATCGCTTCTTTGCTTGCCAACTCTTTTTCATTGGCAATTAGCAGAGCGAGCCGTCCATCAAGATAAATTTTATTCGTGCCAATACCTTTTATCAGACCTTTTTCCGCGTCAAGTCTGACCTGCGCGACCATCTTTTCGCTGGCGGTCAACTTCGTGTCGCTGTCGATTTCAAGCTGTGTGGCCGCTATCTTTTCGTTGATCGACGTGATGAGCTTGTCGTATTCGCTGGCGGCTGCGGCGGCTTCCTTTTGCCCGGAGCTTTTCTTGGCGTGCTCCTCGTTTATATTTGCAATCTCTCGCATATACGCCTTGCGCACGTCCACTTCTTTGCCAATATCACCATTGGCGCGGCGAAATGCCTCGGCGTACTCCAACCCTGCATTTTTCTGCTTCATATCCTTGCGCTGCGCGTCGGTCATGCGCGCCGTGTCACGCACGTACTGATCGACGGACTTGGCGTTGGATTCGACAACCTGTTTTTCAGTGGCAATGCGCTGGTCGGCAAAAACCTGCATTTCCGCCATCATATTGACCGTCGCTGCCCTTCTGGCCTTCGAATCCATCGCTGCAAAATCGCCGGTGCCCTCGACGGATTGCCTCATTCTCATGCCAAGCGCAATTATTTGCGCGTCGGCGTTTTTGAGCGAGTTAGCCATCTCTTGCGCCGCTGACGGCGCAATGCCGAGCGCCTTATTTTGCTTCGCTATCAGTTCATCATAGCCCTTCGAAATGGCACTCAATGCCTTGCCAAGTCCGGCAGTAAGTTTTTCACCCGCGGCTCGCGCCGTTGACGCGGCATCATCGGTCTGTATCCCCGCTGTCTTGGCCCTGTTTCCAACCGCCTGCCATGCGGTAGCAAGTGCGCCGATGCCAAGGACGATCCAGCCAATCGGGCCAATGCTAGCTATGAGCCCCATTGCGGCCACACGCGCGGCCATAAGTGCTGCTGTCACGCCACCAATGCCAGCCGTGGCGGAAGAAAGCCACGTCACAAGGCCAAAACCTACAAGAGTTGCCACGGCGGTTACCGCTGCCCCGATGTTATCGCCAAGGGCCACAATCACGGCAGCGAACGCCTTTGATGCGCCGGCCGCTTGGTCTAGTTTCCCGATAAATTCGGTGATATTGGTGTTGACCGTAGTCATGGCTTGGCCGACTGTGCCCGACATTTTTTTGAAATTCACGTCTACTGCGCCCGCCTGCTTTTGCAGAGCAGACACCACCGCCTCGGCTGTCAAAGTTCCAGCGGCCCCCATTGCTCGCAACTCGCCAACCGTCTTTCCCATGCCGGCGGCGATAGCCTGTGACAAGGCTGGTGCCTGCTCCATTACGCTATTGAGCTCTTCTCCGCGAAGCACGCCGGACGCAAACGCCTGCCCAAGCTGTACCAGTGCGGCGCTCGCCCCAACTGCGTCCGTGCCTGAAATTACCATTGTTTGAGAAATCGTTTTGACGACTTCCGTCATCTCTGCGCCGGTCAGCCCCAACTGACTTTGATTCATCGCCAGGCGCTGATATAACCTGGCTGTTTCTGCTAGGGGCTGCCTGGTTTCGTTGGCCAAACGCAGGATGTTATTTTGCGCCTGCGTGAATTCGCTACTACTTTTTGTGACAAGTTTTATTCTGTTATTCATGGCCGTCCACTCTTCTGCGGCGGACAGTGCTCTACTGAAGCTTAATGCGGCTGCGGCTGCGCCGAGAAACCCCTTGGCAACGGTCATTAAACCGCCCGACGCCTTCTCATTGGCGTCGGCAGTTTTAAGAAGCGTGTCAATATGCGTTCTCTGCGCCCTTGTCACCCCAAGCAACGACGCCTCGTACCGGGCCAATTGTGAGCCGGTCATACCGAATGTCGCGTTTTGTCGCTCCAGCTTTGCGATAAAGTCGGACGTCTGTTGCGCCGCTTTTTCGGTCGCTGTTTTGGCGCGGGCAACGGATTGCGCCATATCCTCCGCATTGGCGGCCGATCGCTTGGCGGCCGCAGCAAGTTTGTCAGCGGCCTCGGCGGCCTTGTTGGCCGCCTGTTCGGTATCCTTGAGCGCCCGCGTACCTTTTTCAAGGCCGGATGTCTCCATTGCCATGCCGATTGTATGCAGATCAAGGCTCATGGAGACCCAATAAAAAAGGCCCGCGAGTTAGCGTGGGCCTGGAAATAAAAAGCCCGCCGAAGCGGGCTGCGTGGTGTGGCGTGAGATTTGAAAACTACCCGGCTTCCTTCATCGACTCCAGCGCCACCATATCGAGCGCACGGATGGCCCCTAGTTCCCACCCGTCAGGCATACAGCCTTCAAGCTGGAAAAATGCCAGTATCTCAGTGCTACTCAGCGCCATCGGCCCGTTAATGCCACTTTGTCGCCCACGGCTGATTTGCAAGAACCAGCCCCATACATCAAATGCAGCTTCGGGGAATGGTGCCGGATTAATACCTTCATCAGGCATTCGCCCGGTCATCCGCTCCACGGTTTGCAATGTCTCGCGCAGTGATCGCCCCGACTTGTCGCACTTGCCAAGGCGGAATTCGTGCCTGGCATACTCGACCAGCGTGCTTACTGCGCTCTCATAAAATTTGTCACGTCGGCCGATGCTTCAAGAATCTGGTCGGCAAATGGCGGATGACGACGCACTAGGTCATAGGCGTTGGCTTCGTTGAAGACCAACGGCTCGCCAGCGTAAATAATGCCCCGCATGCCACCTACGCGCATGGCGGCGCTGCGCAGGCCGATTTCCAAGTCATCTTCTGTCATCGGTGCCGGGCTGTCGCCCTTGCCCTTCCGCTTATCCTGGAACTCTTTAAGCCGGAATTTGTTACCGATGCCCAGTTGCCATTTTTTGACGGTAGCGGAATGCTCGCCGCGCACCGTGACAAACCAGCTTGTCGGCTTGCCGTTATATTCCAGTTCGATCTCGTGGCCGGTTTCAGAACTTTTCGGGGTGTCGATATTTTGTAGGTCAAGCATAGCGTGTTCTTTCTTGTGGGTTGAATCCCGCCAAGCGAATGCCTGGCGGGGGGTAGCGTTAAGCTGCTTGGCTGTCCTGCACCATAATTGATGTTGCATGGTTAGCAAGCGCCGCGCCGCCGGCCGAGTTGTATATGCCGACAAACTGGTAGGTTCGCGCCAAGCCGGTCGCGGTGTCATTCGGCGATGACGTATTAAGTTTTACGTTGCTCAATGCCAGCGAGACAAAATCCGCATTGGCCTCGCTGCCCGCTGTCAATGCCGACACAATGCTGGTTGAAGTCTCGTTCACAAACAGGTTTGGGATAACGCCGCCTTCGAAATATGCGGTAAAAGAACCGCTCACCGCCAGGTTGCCGGTGAAAACGTCTGGGCGAATGTTGGTTCCAACAACACCTTCTGCGGCGGCGCCCTTTCCATCAATCGAAAACGATAGATCAGTCACTACCGCCACAGTAGCGCCATTGACAAACAGGGCTCCATTGGCCGCTTGTAGCGCCGCCGTACTGGTTTCGGCGGCCGGGCTGGTAAAGTAGGCGGTCGTATCTGAAGTTTGATCTAGGCCGGTCGCGTTGAAAGTGATGGACGCATTCCCGGAGCCTGGGAGTGCCACGTCAACTTTGTGGAATTTCACATCCAGATTACGCTCGGAAACGAGAGCATCCGGATACCATTCTTCAACGGTGTGATAAATGTTGGTGTGGCCGGTATCGGCACCGTAGGTTACTTTGCCAGGGATAGCCATCGTGGCGGTAGCAATCGGCCCCTCTGCCACCAGAGCGGAGCCGTTAAGCACGATAACGGTCACCACCAGCGCGGTGACGGCAGTCACGAACAAATTCTTGTTGAGGTTTGCGGCGGTGAACGATCCAGCAGTCAAGCGCACCACCAAGCCGACTTTAATTCCGTCGGTGAGATATGAACCGGCCGCACGTGTGACGGTGTAGGGGCCAGCGCCGGCAATCGTGAAGGAAGCCGCCGTAATGGATGCCACAGCGGAGAAGTCGCGGCGAAGTATTACGCTCAGTGGGTCAGCGTAAGTGCCTGGCGAAAATATGCCTTTGAGCGTGCCGTTAACAATCTTGACGCCATGACGCGAAGACCGGACCTGGCGAACGCTGGTGATTTCACTTTCGGTCGTAACAGACTCTTTGGCCAACTCAAACGTAGCAGTTTCGCGGCGCATAATTTGCCCCGCTGACACGCCGGCCAAGACGCCTTTTGTGGTTTGACGCTTGATTGCGACACGTTTTGCGAATCCTTGAGCAATAGGCATAATATTTATCTTTCAAAAAGGTTACGGAATGCCCGCTTAATTGGGCGGAAATAAAAAGCCCGCGAAGTGCGGGCCGTGGTCTACCGGAGCGGGCCGGAATTACGGAGTTTCGATTTGCGCCTGAAACGACATCGAAATTGGGACCGCGTACCTGTCGCCATCAATAAAGGCTGGCGACACTTTCGGTGTGTCCTTGATATTGACGGTGATCCCCGCCTCCACCATCGATGTGCCGCGCTTGAAGTGCGCGCGCAGAAGCTGGGCTTGTGTGTCCGCAGTGCCTGGGCCGGTGCCCAGCGGGTACATCAAACTTATCTGGAAAATGCCGCGCTCGAAATAAACGGCGCTACCCATGATGCTGTTGTCTGGCGTGTTGGGCAGTAGGTTAAGACGCTGATATGGCACCCCCGCAACTGGGGCGAACGTGACGTTCTCGAACGCCGTCACAAGGGCCGGGGTCAGCAGCGCTAGACGCTTTTCTAGCGCGGCGCGAACAATAGGAATGCTCATTTGGCACCCTTCACGGAATTCACGGCTTCCGCCAAATACTGCGCATAATTTTGTACGGTGATTCTGACCATGCCTTGCGGCGCTTGAGTGTGGCTATGTCCGTATTCGATGGCTTTGGCATATGGCAATGTGTTCGTTAAAAAAATGGTCTGCCCAGGCTTCCACTCGGCCATGAGAGTTTTTGTGCGGTCAATCGACACATTACCTGTCTTGTCCGGCGCGGCACTGGTGTCGGTATTAACTGAACCTATGCCCGTCTGCCAGTTCGCGCGCAGGGTCCCGCCGACATAGCCAACTGGCGCTTTTTTCTTCGTTTTAGGCTTTTTGGTCTTCATACCAGGGACCGTTATGTCGGAGTATGGATTCAGCGACAACCAGCCAGTCGGGTCACCGACAGGGCTCATGTTGACCATACTAGTTTGCATATCAAGCGCGGTCTTGCGCACCACCTCGTCGGCCTTGTCCCCCACCGCTTTTATCATTCTGGCAAAGCCAGCCTTGAATGCCTCGTTGTTGCTCATGATTCAAGCCGGCAGCGCCACAGCGCAACCTGTTCGCCAGACCAAACACGCTGCACGCTCTTGATAGTGCGCGCCTTGGCGTTCACCGTGATTGTGTCGTTCGGCAAAGGCTCAACTGACAATCCGAGCGCCGGGAATATGGCAATTTCATCGGATTGAAGCGCCTGTCCGCCAGCAAGTTCCTGACTGTTCGGCGCGGCAAGGTAGAGATTGACCGGGTGAGTGGCCGTTGTGTTCGCCATTGTTCCGGTCTCAGAGTTGTACACGCCGGCCGTGGTTTTGTTAAGCGTGCATGCCTTGCCGTATTTGGCGAGCATGCGCGCTGCGGCTGCGCGGGCGCTGGCATCGAGCGTCATGCCCGCACCAACATCGCACCAGCGTGCTCGCAAAATGGTTTAAGCTCCAAATCTATTGCCCGGTATTGCGCGTATTGCGGCGCGCCCTGCACGTAGGTGACGGACAGGGGGCCAACAGATTCAGAGGATGTTTCGCGCTGAATATCAGGGGCGAGGTCGGCTGTGACCGCTTTCAACGCGAGATCAATGCAAGCGCTCTTAACGGGCACAGGGACAATCGCTTGGTCGACTTGAAACAACCCATACGCGCCAAAGTTGTTCCACCCTTGAGATTCGCCGTAGTCATCCAGCACAACGCCAACACGCGGCCAATCTAGCGCCTGAGTGGCAAGCACCCGGCGCCCCTTCCAGCGGCTGCGGTATCGCTGCACAAGGTAATCAGTCGCCCTGCGCAAAGCAGCCTCTTTAATCGGGGTAGCCAATGCCGCCCAGGCCACATTGCTCCTGTCCGCGTGCCGTTGATCGGCCTCGGCCACAGAAGCGTAACTCTCGGACGTTGCCGAGCCGCTACCTGTTTCGACAATGAGCGCCATAATTTAATCCTGAGCGTCGTGTTCCAAAAAAGCCGGGAGCCGAAGCCCCCGGGCTCCCATTAGCCAATCAAGATGGCAACGTGCGCCTCTTGCACTACCTTGAAGCCATACGCGAGATGCAAGCGCCACGTGGTCATGCCATCACCGGCAATAGCGACCAGCAGATACGTCATGCCGTTGGCGTCGCTAATTAACGTGGTCTGCATCAGCGGGTTTGGCGGCAGGACTGGCGGACGCATGATGCCGACCACTGCGCTGCGTTCAAACGCGAGATTGGGCGTGTAGTTACCCCCAATCGTCATAGCGTTTGCTGTGGCAATCGTCACGCGAGCGCCAGGACGGCCAAGGGAGATCGTGCCCGCTGCCGTGACGCCATTTCGGATAACGTATTTGTTGGCCGAATCGGCGGCGAAGGTCACGACATCGCCAGCCAGCACGGTGCCAGTGCCAGTCACTAGCGCAATGTCGGTCACGCCGACTGCGGTAGAGCCAGACGTTGCGTAAGACGCGCCCGTCCCCTTGGTGTGCAACGAAACACCTGCCGATTCGCGAATGGCGAAGCCGAACTGGCGCAGCAGATCGCCAGAGCGGCGTTCCGCATCCGTGCCGGCTTGATAAGCCTGCTGGATGATGCCAAGCTTGCGTGCGGCAGTGCCTGCGGTGGAGTCGATGCAAAGCTGCAAGTCGGCCATAGGAGCGCCGTTATCTTGCAGCACCTTGCGCACGTCAGCGATAGAGTTGATGTCGGAGGCAAACGGGTTTGTTCCGGCTGTCCCGATAGCGCGCGAAGCGCCTTGCTTTATGGCGGCGGCACATGCGCCCTCCGCCTGGTTACGCAAAGATCGCATGCCTTGAGCAATCATCTGACGTATCCACTCGCCGTCGGTAGAGCCATTTTCCAGTGAGCGGGTCTGCTCGCCGGTCATGTTCCACGACACGAACTTGTTAGCGGTGATTGACACGTCCACTGTTGACGCGGTGGCATCATCACCGGCAGTGGTCGTCATCGCCGGTACGTAGTCACCCGGCGTGCGGCTAGGTGCGACCGGCACCTTAACGGAGTCACCAAGAGCGACGCCCTTGTCGTCAAAACTTGCGCTTATTGCGTTAATTACACCAAACGGCTCATTTGCCACGTCTTGCGCGGCGGAGTAGAGGACAGGTTGCAGAGCAGTGAAAATATTTGCCATGATATGAACCTTTCAAAAATAAAAAGCCCAGCACTTAGCCGGCTGTGCTGGTTTGTCGTTTATTCGACGATGGAATACCCATCCGCCATCTTTGCTGCGCGCTGTTTAGGCGGCAAAGCATCAAAGGCGGTTCGCTGCATTTGCTTCGCCCCCACTACGGTGCCATGATTGCTGGCACCACCACCGGGTCCACGTGAAGGGAACCAATGCGGGGCTGTTTCCTTCATGTTTTCGAGCCATTCAAGGGGGCTGAAAGGCGTCTTGCCATCTTTCCCGAACACAGGACGCCCATCGCCTCCAAGTTGAACGGCGTCACCGTTCTCGTCGAGCGCGAACATAACGCGACCTCTGAACAACGCATCGTCAATTGCGTGCTGGTGAATGCCGGCCTTCGCCGACGCTGCCCGGATGTGGTTATCGAGAACTCGCTGGCTAAACTTGGCCGCGCGGGCTTCCGCCTGCTCTGCTTTTGTCGCGCCTTCTTTTATTTGCTTCTCGAAATCCGCGCGCAGCTTTTCGGTGCGCTTGTCAATGACCTCGGGGATTTTCCCTTCGGCAATCAACTTCGCCTCCGCGTCATTCTCGAAGTGCGACAGCATCTTCCGAACCTGATCCGGGTCAATGCCTTCGAATCGCTTGTTATCGGTCGTGAGTGCCTTGACCTTGCCGAGCAATTCGTCATTCCTCGATTTCAGCACGCTAGTAGCGGTTTCGACAGCGGCTTGAATTGCCGCTTGCGTAGCCGCCGCATCAGGTGCGCCGCCTCCATCGCCGCCGTCGGCTTTGTTGGCGTCATCAAAGCGCTGCGGTGTTGCGATGTGTGTCAGGTAAGACATTTTGTAATCCCCTCGGGATGGTTGAAAAATGGTTCTTAGAGCCGTTGGACGTAAAAAAGCCGCCTGGCTTAACCGGACGGCTTGCTGCAAAAACAAAAGGGCCGCACATCGCGGCCTTCGGTAATGTTTGGTGTTGCTTACTGGTACTTTTTGCGAAGTTGCGCCAGCGTTAGCGGCCTGCCATCCCCGCTTACCAAGTCTTGCAGGGTGATGTCCCCGCGACGCCACATATCAGCGCGCCCTGGGCCTAACACTTCGTCCTGGAATGACTTGCCCTTACGATCAAGGAAGTCTGCAAATGTTGTGTCACCCGAAACCTGCCCATCGGAGCTTGCGCGTGTCGACCGCGGAGGCTCTGCGATGTCGAGGCCCATTTCCTTAAATGTCTTCGTAACCGGCACCAGGACACACCTATCATTCCAGTGTATCGGCGGATTCCGAAACGCCATCTTGTTGTCTATCGGCGTGTGATCCGCGTCGTTTGACCAAGATAGGTCGGCGCGCGCTAGGCATAGATCGCAAACACGAGAATCCAAAGCTGTCACCCATCGCAGCTTTGTAATGACATCACCGTTTATGCGGAATGTCTCAAGCCGCGCATCGTTGGCAACGGACTGCACCGCGGTTTGAACGAGCGCCGATGCGCTGCGGCGGCTGATATCCAACACGCCCGGCACTCCCTCTTTTCCGATGACTCTAGCGATGATCTGCGAGTTCGTTTCCGACTGCGCAAGCCCCTGCCGTATCTCGCCGCTGACCTTGAATGCCGTGTCCATCGAAAGCCGCGACCACCAATCGGATATTGGGGCACCCTGAATCAAGGACCCGCCCGCCAGCCGTGCCAGATAGGTGTCTGTCGGCAAGGCCACGTCAATATTCGCTTGGAACACACTGTTTAATGTGTTGGCCACATGCGACGCTTGCACATGGGCGACCCCATGCACAGTCAGATCGAGCTCGCCCTGCGCTTTGGTGTAATAGTTGTCTATTACCGCGGCAACCTCTTTGAGCAGTGTGCTCGTGCGCTGCTTATTGAGCGCCGTCATATCGTGGCTTAGCTTCGCAACCAGTTCTCGTTGCATTCGATCAAGAATGCCGAGCGCCTGCGCTCGCGTCCCGGACTCTAGCCTGTACAGGTCTAGCTGGTGCGCGAGTATTTCATCCGCTATTGCTTGGTCTAAACCGCCCACTAAAGTGTTTTACATTCGATTTTGAATGAGCGGTCCATTTTACGCCCACCCACCGTTATCACGCTTGCGGTGACAGTGAATATGCCGCCAAGCGTTGCGAGCTTGAGCCATACGGTCGCCGTGGTAGTAGTGTTCGAGCGCTTCGCGGTCACTTCCGTGACCCCTGTAGCCGCCGCCCACGACACGCTGCTGATCGTGTCCGCCCCTAGCATCCCGGCGAAGTCGAGCGTGTAATCGAGTTCTTCGTCTGGATCGATTGCCGGCGCGTAGTAATAGCCGTCGGCGTTCAGCGCAAAACTAGTCATTTCTGGACGCTCCAGGTTCTGTTTGTCGTTGGCAGCGCATATGTCCTTGATGCCGGCGTCGGAATTAAAAAGCCGCCACCGGCCACACTGCCGCGGGATGCCGCCGATCCGTCCGCGATGGTTTGCCGGATGCTGCTGCTCATCACCGATGCG